ATGTACAGGGACATGGTACTGGACTTGCTGGCATTGCCGCAGGTAATTGGGATGGTATTGGTATGGCTGGTGTTGCACCAGATGCACAATTGGCTATTGCTAAAGTAACAGATAATACTGCGTTTAACTTTACTCAGGCACGTAATGCATTAAAATGGGGCAGCGATCTTGGTGCAATTGTAGCTAACATCTCAGCAAACTATACCTATGATGCGGCATATCTTAAAAATATGTATAGGTTAAGTGACGGCGTAACCTGGGCCAACAAAGATCCGAGATACGTTGGTAGATTTTTTATGAATGAAAATCCTAACACCTGGGCCGCAGCATTAAGTCCTAACATGGTATTAGTCAACAGTGCCGGTAATAGCGGACGAGCTTATGCAGAGCAACCGGGTACGTTGGCCACAGCCACAGATGCTAACGGTAAGTTAATTCTAGGCGGTCGCGTTATTATTGCAGGTGCATGGGACGTTGATAAGGATGCTGTTGCTGGTTATAGTAACCGAGCAGGCAGTATATGTCGGAGTGTAGTTAACGGACAGTGTAAGGATCTATATCGGGTAAGTGATTTCTATATCTTAGCGCCAGGTAATGCGTTCACAGCAAGTAAGACTGGTGATGCATATAATATACAAACAGGCACTAGCCAAGCGGCGGCTGTAGTATCTGGCAGTGTTGCAGTTATCAATCAAATGTGGCCGACTATGAAGGCTGAAAATATTGTTAAACTGTTAATGGTAACGGCTAATAAGAATATTGCAGGTTATAATAAAGAAATACACGGTCAAGGCCTACTTGACTTAGAACGTGCCACTCGACCTGTGGGTGCATTAGGCATTCCCACTACTGGCAGGGTTAATAAGATTGCATTGTCGGGCGGGTTCAGTACCAATACATCCAGCGGGTTAACAGCAATCAGCAGTAAATTAAGCAGTGTTATGGTTACTGATGATTTTGAACGTGATTACTATGTTGACATGAGCAAGGCCGCAAATACAAAACGTGCTAGAGCCGACTTTAACCCAAATACCAAAGCTAACTTCTACGAGGAATTTAATCCGTATAATAAGTTAAACTTTTACACAGCTAATGCCAAACTACAGTCTGGCGAATACGACTTTAAGTTCAGTGCCAACGATGTTGCGTCTTTAGGCCTAGCTGAAATTGGTAAGACTACCAAGTTAAATGACAGGGCTAACGTGCGTGTTGGTTTTGGTATGTTAAATGAACAAAACACTTGGGTAGGTAATAGTATTAGTGGTGCGTTAGGACAAGTACAGAGTAGTTTTACTACATTTTCTAACTTCACTGGACATTATGACCTAAATAAACATATGAGTGCATTTGGTAGTGTTTGGTTAGGACAAACCGAAACTAATATGCAGTCCACTGGGTTGATTACTAATGTAAGTGCAACTCAAAGCTACAGTTGGAATGTTGGATTAGATTGGTCGCAAGATGCACACAGCTACGGTGCTACCTTAAGTCAACCAGTTACAGTCTATCAAGGCACGGTTAATGTGGATATACCAACAGGATATAATGCCAACGGTACTGTTAATTATTCTAAGGAAAAAGTTAGCATTACTCCATCTGTAAATGAATACGATGTTGGCGCATACTACAAATATCGCACTGCATCAATGAACGTAATTGCCTACGGTGAACACCAAATGAATTACCTAAACCAAAGTGGTGTATCAAACAACGTAGTTGGGCTAAGTTTAGTCAAGGCATTTTAATAAGGAAGTAAAGAACTATGGATATTAATAAAAAGTATTATGATTATGTACACGTTCATGAGATGGTTAATGATATCTCATTTAAAATGTATAAAGATAATTGGCGTCCAGACTACATTGTTGGTCTTACTCGTGGAGGGCTAATACCTGCTGTTATCATGAGTAATACATTAGGTATTCCTATGGAAACACTTAAGGTTAGTCTACGCGACAGTGATAACGGTCCAGAAAGTAATTTATGGATGGCAGAAGATGCATACAATGGTAAAAACATTCTTATTGTAGATGACATTAACGATACTGGTGCTACGTTAGATTGGATTACTAACGATTGGCAAAATAGCTGCCATCCATCCGATGCACACTGGTTGCAAGTTTGGGGGAATAATGTTAAAATAGCTGTATTAGTTGATAATTTGTCTAGTAAATTTAGTCGCTGTGTTGATTACTGTGCAGTATCTATCAATAAAGCAGAAAAAGATGTTTGGATTGTTTACCCTTGGGAAAGATAATGAAATTAAAAGTCAGTGAGATATTTTATAGTGCGCAGGGCGAAGGACGCTTTATTGGTGTCCCGTCGTTGTTTCTACGTACATTTGGCTGTAACTTTACCTGCGGCGGCTTTGGTATGCCACGTGGTGAGATTAGTACAGAACGTAATGTAGTTAAAGTTGAGCAGTACAAAACCTACAACGACCTGCCACTTGTTAATACAGGCTGTGATAGCTATGCTAGTTGGGATCCACGCTTTAAAAGTTTAAGTCCATTGTTATCCATAGACGAAACAGTCAAGCAGATGCTAGATGTTGTGCCCAATAACAATTGGCAACAGGCTAATGGCAACAACGTACATTTAGTTATAACAGGTGGTGAGCCACTATTAGGATGGCAACGGTCATTTCCTAAGTTGTTAGCACATGATGACATGTTTAACTTGCTTAACTTAACATTTGAAACAAATGGCACCCAGGCATTGCATGATGACTTTGCCGCATACTTGAAACTATGGAAAAGACAAGCACGTGAAATTACATTTAGTGTAAGTCCAAAGTTAAGTGCTAGCGGTGAAACTTGGGAAGATGCTATTAAACCTGAGATTGTAGCAAGCTATGAAAAGGTTGGTACAACTTATCTCAAGTTTGTTATCGAAACGCCCAATGACTTTGATGAAGTTGATCGTGCTGTGGCAGCATACAGGGCTGCAGGCTTTACAGGCGTAGTTTATGTTATGCCAGTTGGTGGTGTTGTTAGTGTGTATGATGGTAACAAGTTTCATATAGCAGACGAAGCAATGCTACGCGGTTATTATTACAGCCCAAGATTACATGTTGATCTTTGGGGCAACAGTTGGGGGAAATAGTATGTGGAATAAAATTAAAAATGTATTAACAAATATAGCTCAGCCTGAAACAGGTAAGATTGCGCCTATAACCGAAGGCAAGAAACGTACACAGGTTAAAACACCCAAGGTTGCTAGTGCAGATCCAGCGGCTATTAAACCTAAAAAGCCACGTGCTAGTAAAAAGAAAGTAGTAGAAGATCCAGACAAAAAACTTGCTACTAAAAATGGCGAACCTTGGGTAAAGATATTAAGTATGGATTTAGATCCCGATGATCCAGGTAATGGTGCATTTGAATTAGATTGGAATGATAAATTTGTAGCCAACTTAATACGTGCAGGCTATCAAGGTCGAACAGATGCTGATATTGTAGATAATTGGTTCAAAGCAATATGTCGCAATGTAATCACAGAATCATACGAACAAGATCAAGCCGATCCATCAAAACGCAATGAACGTAGACGTGATCTGGGCAATGGTAGAACGGAAGTAAGTTGATAGTATATGTAAACGGTGACAGCCACAGTGCAGGAGCAGAAGCGGCCAATGCATACTGTTTTTTATCCGATGATCCAGCTATGGGTTGGGATCATTATGACCGTACGCAGACTGCAGCTGGTAGGGTTCCACACCCCGATAATGTCAAAGTTAGTTATGGGCAACGAATAGCAGATCAATACAATGCTACCCTTGTCTGTCAAGCCGAAAGTGGCAGTAGCAATCAACGTATGCTACGAACAACCTACGAATATTTAGAAACCAATCCTAATCCAGATTTAATAATAATCGGTTGGGCAACTTGGGAACGCGAAGAGTTTTTCATTGATGGATATTGGCATCAGTTTAGCGCAAACATGTCCACCGATGGATTGTCCGATGATGCAGTACTAGCTTATAAGCATTGGGTATTGGATAGACATAGTGTACAACAATACTGTGATCAAGCTCAAGAAGCAATATGGAATTTGCATCAGCGATTAGTTGCTGAAAGCATACCACATTTATTCTTTAATACCTTTAGTGGGTTGACTACTTCTACCCAATTGTCATGGTGTAATTCATATTATGAACCATACACCCATGCTGGTTCATTTTTTAATTTATTAAAATCACAGGGTTACACACCTGTTACCCCAACAAGTTATCATTATGGTGCAGATGCACATCAAGCATGGGCAAATCACTTGACAAAAATCATAAATGAAAGTATAATAACTACATGAGATACTTAATCGTAGATGCAGCAAACACATTTTTCCGTGCTAGACACAGCGCACATAGACAAAGCGATACCTGGGATAAGTTAGGCTTTGCTATACACGTTACCCTAGCATCAATTAACAAAGCATGGCGCGATCAAAAAGCAGACCACGTTATCGTGTGTCTAGAAGGTCGTAGTTGGCGCAAAGACTTTTATACTCCGTATAAAGCCAATCGCGCTGTGGCACGTGCTGCCAAGACTGAAGCAGAACAAGAAGAAGAGCAAATGTTCTGGGACGCTTTTGACGCTATGAAGACGTTCTTAGCTGAACGGACTAATTGCACTGTATTACAACATGCTAACTTAGAAGCAGATGACTTGGTAGCAGGGTGGATACAAACACATCCAACTGACCATCACACTATTGTGTCAAGTGACACGGACTTTTATCAATTATTAAGTGATAACGTTAATCAATACAACGGTATTAGTGATGAATTACACACCCTTACCGGTATATACGATAAGAAAGGTAAACTTGTTATAGACAAGAAAACTAAAGAACCTAAAAAGATTCCAGATCCTAAGTTCATCTTATTTGAAAAATGTGTACGTGGCGACCCTACTGATAATATCTTTAGTGCGTATCCCGGTGTACGTACTAAAGGCACTAAGAACAAAGTAGGTCTAGAAGAAGCGTTTGGTGACAAAGACAAACAAGGTTATGCTTGGAATAACCTAATGCTACAACGTTGGACTGATCATAACGGTGATGAGCATCGTGTGCTAGATGACTACAATCGTAACGTTACGTTAGTAGACTTAGCAGCACAGCCTAAAGAGTATAAACTTATGATAGAAGAAACTATCAAAGCTAATGCAACTGCACTTAATCGTCCTATGGTAGGTGCGCAGTTCTTAAAGTTCTGCGGCAAGTATGACCTAGTTAAACTAAGCGACAATGCCAGCAACATGGCAGAATGGATGTGTGCTAGTTATCCTGCGCAAGCAGTAACATTGTATCATTTAATTAATTAGAAAGTAAATTTTGATAGATAAATCACAGAAGTTTTTAGCACTAGACTTAGAATTAAACCAACCCAGTGGTAAGATCATTCAGGTTGGTATTGCCATTGGCAGTGCCAATGATAAGTTTGAAAATTACATAACTAAGAAATGGTATATCGATCCAAACGAGCCGATTGATCAATTTATTATCGATTTGACTGGTATTACTGATCACGATATTAGATTAAACTGTGTAAGTCATGCTACAGTTGCACGTGAACTCAGTGACTTAATCAAACAACATAACACTTGGATCAACCCAATCACTTGGGGTGGTGGTGATAGTAGAGAACTGTTAGATGAGTTCTGTAAAAATTATGCAGACTTTCCACACTTCGGTCGTCGTTGGATTGATTGTAAAACGTTCTATACGTTTATGATGTTTGCACGTGGCAAGAATCCTAGTGGCGGGCTTGCTAGTGCTATGGGCACGTTTAAACTACAGTTCAAAGGCACAGCGCACAGAGCAGACATTGATGCAGTTAATACTCTCGCACTATTCTTTAAGTTCTTAGAGCGACAACGTGGGCTTGAAAACTTATTACATGATGCTAAAATTATCTAGTTATCTTATACTGGCCTGTAAAATTATAGGCACTGAATTAGAGTTTGACAATAAATTAAAAAATATGTATACTAATATAACAATATGGAGAAAATAATATGGCACATGTAATAGATAAGACGTTCGAGTTTTGCTACGGTCATCGGGTGTGGAGCCAGCAATTAAATGGCGAGTATGCTGCAGATTTGAAATGCGCTTGCAGACATTTACATGGACACGAGGGCAAGATGCAAGTGTTCTTAAAGAGCCCGACTGGCACATTAGATGCAACAGGTATGGTAACAGACTTTCGTCATTTAGAATGGTTGAAGAAATGGATTAATGAATATATTGATCATCAGTTTATGCTGGATGTTAATGACCCATTGTTTGGTCAATTAATTGGCACACGTGCAATGATTCCAGTGTATATTCCAGAAACAGATCAATACGCAGGTAGTACGCTTGATTTGAGTGACTTGGAACCGAACACACCGGAGTATGAATACTACGAAGGTTTCTTTATTGTAGACTTTGTTCCTACTAGCGAAAACTTATCCAGCTGGATGGCAGAGTTAGTCGACGCTAAGATGAAAAAGTTAAATGTAACCGTGGATCGTATTGATTGGTGGGAAACTCCTAAGTCACGCAGTACTTTTATTAGAGGCTAACTATGACTACTACCGTCTTTGTCTTATTGGCATTGTTTGGCATTAAACATTTTATTGCTGATTTTATTATGCAGTATGATTACATGCTGCGTGAAAAAGGTATATACGGTGCCACGGGTGGTATTCATCACTCATTAGTGCATGCTAGCTGGACATTCTTAATCCTAGTGTGCTTTGTCAATCATGCTAACGTTATTATTGGTCTAGCGTTCTTAGACTTTGTTCTACACTATCACATCGATTGGGCAAAACAACAACTAAATAAGGGCCTAAGCACCACAGATCGCATGTTTTGGGTTTGGATGGGTGCAGATCAAGGACTGCATTACTTAACATATATTGGAATTATCTATGTCGGAACAGTATAAACGCTTTTGTCAATTTGAAAAAACCTGCGTAGGTGCAGATAGTTGTGAAGGACCAGTATTTAATTTATTAGCACGAACCATTGTAAAGAATAAATGTTGGGTAGTTGAAAGTGACGGTACCAAAGTTGCTACTATTCTTGCCAATGACGGTAACAAAGGTGTTACATTAGTACATGACGGCCAGCGTGAACAGTTTAGTAGTCTAAAACTGTTAAGCGATCGATATAACATTATTATTGATAAAACCAAAGTAACTAAAGTAGCAAAAGAAACCCACGAAGTATACGGATACCCTTGCGAAAATAAACCGCAAAATGCTTTATGGGACGTACAACATAAGTTGCCAGTGTTTACTAAAGGTAGCAAAAGTAAGAGTTTCTTCTGTGCAGGATACTATATTGTACAGTTTAATAATGGATGGGTAAAAAGCTATTGTCCAAAATTAATTACTTTAAATAGGTATCCATATCAAGGTCCATTCAAAACACAAGAAGAACGAAATATTCAATTAAAAATAGCAAATGGGGGTCATGATGGAGAATCAACTTAGCCTGCATTTAAAGGCATTTAACAACCGAGTTAAGGTAATGAATCAAACTAACAGTAAAGATCTAACACTATCTGCCACAGATGTTAGAAATTTACACAACGATATATTTGAATTACTAGCACAAATTGCAGCATTAACTGCTATTAAAGAAGCAGAAGAAGCCGAAGCAGTAGTTAATATTGAGATGGATGGCGGAGGTTTTTAGAATTATATATGTAGTTAATTGGCATAAATAAACGTAGCAAGGATACTTTATGTCAAGACCAAAGCCGACAGTACTATTAGAGCATGTTAATAAAACAAATTACAAGAGTGATCAGATTCTGGATTCAGAAGGTATCTGGGCAGTCTTCTTTGACAATCAACCAATCAATCTAAAAACGCAAAACATACTTGTAGCCTACCCTGGTCCAAAATACAAGAAAGTGTCATTTAGTAACCCCGGTCACGCAATCAATCTCGCTAAGAAACTTAATACGCTGTTTAAGTCAGAAAAGTTTTCAGTTGTACTACTTAAAGCTGGCGATATCATCTATCCATAATCATGTTACAAGCAGAATGGCAGGCTAAGTTTTACGCTTTAACTCCATACTCAGTAAGTCCTAGCAGTTGGTGGTATAATCCAACTAATCACAACAGTTTACGATTGACCCAAAGAGCCTATTTGGAAGTACGTAAACATGTTAAATTCTATAAGTTTGAACTTAGTCACGATATACGTCCTAAAACGTTTGTACAGCTAGAGCGTTGGTTTAAGGAGCCGTATTACGTACAAAATCGTAAGACCATACACATTGTCAGCGACCGTGATGCTATGATGTTAAGCCTACATGCTAACAACCTACAACAATATCTTGACAATCAAGAACTTTAATAGTATAATATAGACATTAATAAGGAGTAAGACATGAAGAAGCTATTACTAGCAACACTGTTATTATCACTTAGCACCACTGCAGCCGCAGATGGTTATTACAATCGATACTATCATAGCAACGGTAATGACGTATTACTTCCATTAATTGTTGGTGGTACACTAGGTTATATTATTGCACAACCTCGTACTGTAGTGGTACAGCAACCACAGTATACACCACTACCAAGTTATGTTCCAGCTAACAACGAACCAATCTACCAATATCAGAACATTTATGATGGTAATTGTGCTTGTTATCGTCGTGTTTTAGTTCAAATCAACTAAGAAAGGACCTATATGCGGTATCTTATTGCAATGGCAGTAGCAGTTGCAGTTCTCAGTGGTTGTGCAAAATTTAATACGTGTTTTAACTGTCGACACGCCTCCTCATATAATAATCCAAATTAACGATTGACTTTTACCTATTAAGAGTGTATAATAGCACTTAATAGTTAGGAGTCAAACATGTCATCATTAGTAAGCAGAGCAAGAGCATTTGCTGCACATGCGCATCGCGCAATCGGTCATAAACGAAAATACACAGGTGAAGACTACATTGTTCATCCTGCCGAAGTTGCGGCTATTGTTGCCACTGTTCCCCACACAGACGAAATGCTAGCGGCCGCTTGGTTGCATGACACCGTAGAAGATACTGGTGTTACTATCGAGGCTATCCGTGCAGAGTTTGGTCCAATTGTTGCAATGTACGTAGCAGACTTGACTGATGTTAGTACTACCGCCGACGGTAACAGAGCAGTGCGCAAGGCTATTGATTTAGCACACACTGCTAGTGCGTGTGCCGATGCTAAAACAATCAAACTTGCTGACTTGTTGTCAAACACTGCTAGTATTGTTGAGCATGATCCGGGCTTTGCCAGGGTGTACCTTAAAGAGAAAGCCGCAATGCTTGAAGTAATGACTGACGGTGATGCAACACTGTTGGCTCGTGCTAAAGCTACACTAGCGGCTGGACTTGCTAAATTGGATGGCAAATAACGGTTGACATTTTGGTAAATTGACTGTATAATGTTACACATACACTAACAACACAGGAGTAATAAATGGCTTATATTAGCGCACAAGATGTAAAAGCAATACGTGACGAACTTAAAGCAACATTTCCTAAATTCAAATTTGGTGTACGTAAAGGTTATGCGGGCAGTTCAGTTGATGTAACTATTAAACAAGGTCCAGTTGACTTTGCTGAAGTGTTTGACGATGGTCATTTACCTACTAAACGTAAATATGTTCAAATTAACGAATATCATTTATATAACTATGGCAAGTACGAAGCGTTCTTTGAACAGGTATTAGAAATTATCAAGTGTGCCCCGGCTCGTGCCGGTGGTCGTGCTTGGTTTGATAAAAGTGATTCGCAAATAGATTATTTCCACATTGCCTATTACATTCATTTAAACGTAGGTGAATGGGATGAGCCATATACCTGCACAAAAGAAAAGGAGTTTGCGTAATGAGTAAAAATTTACAACGTATTTTAATTTCAATAATGTTAATCATCGGTTATGTAACATTAGGATTACTTGGTGAGAATGGATCGGCGTTACATGACCTATTAGGTAACTTTGCTGTTGGTTGGGTAGTTTGGGAAATTGCCGCAGGTATTGTTGGTGATTAATCAGCACTTGACAAAACAAGAATTTGATAGTATAATCTGTTTTGTTACATTTAATAATTAATTAGGAAGGATTTAAAATGGCGGCAATGACTGAAAATAGAACTGTTACAGCAACAGAAGCAAAGGCGGCAATTTTACGTTGCTTTACAAAACAACGCCCATTATTTTTATGGGGTCCTCCAGGTATTGGTAAAAGTGAATTAGTAGAAGGTATTACTAAGGACATGGGCGGGTTGATGATTGACTTACGCTTGGCACAAATGGACCCGACGGACATACGTGGTATTCCTTACTTTAACAAAGACTTGGGCGTGATGGATTGGGCTCCGCCAATTGATTTGCCCACAGAAGAAATGGCTGCACAATATCCGATTGTGGTATTGTTTTTAGATGAGATGAACAGTGCGGCGCCGAGTGTGCAGGCAGTTGCTTATCAACTTGTATTGAACAGACGTGTAGGCAAGTATAAACTGCCTGATAACGTTGTGTTGGTAGCGGCAGGTAACAGGGATGGTGACAAAGGTGTTAGCTACAGAATGCCAAGTCCACTTGCTAACAGGTTTGTGCATTTAGAAATGCGTGTAGACTTTGATAGCTGGTTACAATGGGCTACTGAAAATCGCATTAACAAAGACGTTATTGGTTACATTAGTTTTGCTAAACAAGATTTGTATGACTTTGATCCAAAAAGTTCAAGTCGTAGTTTTGCAACACCTCGTAGCTGGACGTTTGTTAGTGAGTTGTTAGACGACGGCATGGCAGACGGCACTACTACAGATATT